TTATAAATAAGTAGATAGTTAAAAACATTAACATCATTTAAAAAAGGATTTAAAACTATGAAACTCGTAGAATACAAACTTCATGCCTCTGTTTTTGGTCGTGGAAAAACAACTCCTGCTTGGATTAGTCATGGCGGACACTACATGAACCCTGATGATCATACATTGATGGGTTTTGTTGAAGATCCATGTGAGTATTATCTTCCAGATACATTGGAATATTATACATTACCTGAAGCAGTAACAAGACAATTGGCAATTCATGCTAAACATCCAATGAATAAAATGGATCACGAAACAGGTGAATTGTCCGTTATGACTGAAGCTGAAGTTCAAGCACAAATGGAAGAATGGTACAACGCAATTACTTCATAATATAAATTTAAAATAAAAATTTAAATCCATATATTGTAACAAACAAAATTCTAGTTATGCTATTTTGATTTAAATATATATTATTATATGGCTAATATTATTAAAATAAAAAGAAGTGAAATATCTGATTCAGTACCTACTGTAAATGATTTAGAAGTAGGTGAGATTTGCATGAATATTGCAGATCAAAAACTTTATACTAGAAAATCAGATGATTCGATTGTTACGATTTCAGATGTTATATCGGGTAAATCCGAATTAGAATTAATATCTTCAGATACTAGTTCTAATTCGGGGCCGGTTTTAGATTTATATAGAGATTCATTTTCTCCTTTTGATTCTGATGCTATTGGAGAAATTAAATTTCAAGGTGAAAATGATAATAGTGATAAAGTAGTATATGCTAAAATAACAAGTAAAATAGAGGACGCAACTGCTTCTAGTGAAGATGCTATTATAGAATTTTATGTTCAAGAGAATGGTACAAATAATGCTATCATACAACTAAAGAATGATGGTATTCATATTATGTCTGGAAAACAACTTATTTTTCCAGATGGAACAACATTGAATACTGCTTCTGGTATATCTTCAAGTGGTGCAACACAAGAACAGTTGGATCAAGTTACCACAATAGCAATCGCATTAGGATAATAACATGGCTGCAGTAAAATGGAATCAAGATTTAAATGCTGGGCAAGATTGGTATGCTGATATTAATGTATTAGATGTAAATGGTGTTGCTAGAAATATAACAGGTTTCACATTTCAAAGTTTAATAAAACGTCATTATAAATCTATTAATTCTGTACCCATAACAGTAACAGTAGTAAATCCAGTAACAGGAAACATTACATTGGCATTAACAGCTGCACAAACAGCTTTATTAAAAACTGGTAAGTTTTTATATGATATTGAAATGACACATACTGCTACTGGATATGTTGAAAGAATAATACAAGGTGTGATAACAATACGTCCAGAAATAACAAAATAAAATGCCTATACAAGTAAATAACAATACCGGCAATCCGATTTTTACACCACAATTATCTACTGGTAGGACTGGGCTTGCAGATGGCGAAACGCCCCCTTTGGTAGATTTATCAGATGTAAATAAAGTTGGTTTAAATGATAATGATGTTCTTGTATATGATGCAGCATCACAAAAATTTAAACCTATTGACATTGAAGTTATAAATGATAATGATGGTGGTGTATTTTAAAAAGTTTAATTGGTAAGTTGCAAAATTATGTTTACTATGAATTTTTGAATTAAATATATTTAATTTACTAAAAACAAATAAGAGGGAAAATAAATGGCTAATACAATACAAATAAAACGATCCCCAAATAATAATGCACCAACTTCATTGGAAAAAGGTGAATTAGCATGGGTTGATCATAGTAATGCTCAAGGTGGTTCTACTGGTACACTTTATATTGGTGATATGACCGGAGCTGGTGCAGTTGTTCGTACCATTGGTGGTACCGCTGATTCTGGTTATGTTTCTGATATTCTTAATGATACAGCATTGACAGGTACACCTACTGCTCCTACACCTAACGCTGTAGGTGCTGGTGGTACAGAAGTTGCAACTGTTGATTATGTCAATTCTGCAATCACAGCTGGTGGTGGTTCTTTGGTAGCATTGTCTGATACTAATATCGCAGCAGCAGCAGATGCTCATGTACTGGTTTATGATGCTAGTAATGGTTGGCAAAACAAGGAAATGACAGGTCATGTTTCAATAGATAAAACTGGTGCTACTGCTGTTGTAGATCTGCCAGGTGGCCTTGTAACTGATGCGATGATGCACGCCAATATGAATTATGTTTCTACAATTACAGCTGGTGATAATATTTCTTTTACTGGTGGTAGTAGTGGATCAGGGAAAGCATCTACACCAACAATTGCTTTGTCAGATGATGTTACTATTGCTGGTAACTTGGTTGTTAATGGTACAACAAGTACTGTTGATTCAACGACAGTTTCTATTGCTGATCCAATTTTTAAACTTGGTTCAGGAGCTGACGCTGCAGTTGCAGCCTGTGACCGTGGTATTGAAATCGGTTATGTTGATAGTGGAAGTGCAAAACTTGGATTTTTTGGTATGGATATGACTGATAGCAAATTTAAATTTATTACTAATGGAACTAATACAGGAGATCAGTTTTCTGGTGATGCTGGTAATGTTCTGTTCGGTGATATTGAAGGTACTATTAAAACAGTAGCTCAAAACCATATTGAGTCTGCTACTTCATTGACTGCTGTAGGTGATATTACTCTTGGTACATGGAATGGTACAGCTATTTCTTCAGGGAGAGGTGGTACTGGAATTGATAGTTCCTCTGCTTCAGGTGTTGCTTCTGTAACAGGTGGCACATGGAGTATTGATTCTAATTTGTCTGTTGCATATGGTGGTACAGGTGCTGGAACTTTTACAGCTAAAGGTATTATGTATGGTAATGATGCTGGTGCATTACAAGTAACAGCTGCTGGTGCTGAAGGAAATATGTTGAGAGCTGGTACTGGTGGTACTCCTGAGTGGACTAACACATTAGACGGTGGTGAGTTCTAAGTTAGTTTTTTAGAAATACCAACATAGTAGTTTAAAGCTTTACATAAGGGGGGATTGGGGGCCTAGTCCTCAATCCCCTTTTTTTTCATATAAATAAAAATAGGTGGTCAAATGCAACTCAACGAAACTGCCGAACTAATTGAAAAATTAGGCGTGCCAATCGTAGGTTTGTTATTGATTGGGTGGGGTTTCTGGAAGATTGTTAAATGGTTACAAGATTCTATGACTGGAAAAATTGGGTATCAAACTGATATTCTAATACAGTTAATAGATAGAATCAGGGTATTACAAACAGATATTTTAAAGTTAGATACCATGATACGCACAAAATATGGTTTAGATGTTGATGAAAACCGTATTGCTAGAGCTGATGAACCAGCAAAGAAGAAACGAGGTAAATAATAATTTTATATATTAAAGGAGTCTTGAAATGAATGATAAAACAGAAGAAACAACTGAAGAAGTGTCAGAAGTTGAAGGATTACAAAATCAATTAAATTATGCTCAAAAAATTATTAATGTTTTGCAATCAAAACTAAATGAACTTAATGGAAAACAAGTCCAATTAGAAGCTCAACTTTTAATTGCTAATGAAGCAAAAACTTCACAATAATAAATAAAGGAAATTGATATGGCTAGTGTAACATCAAGGCAAGGACTTATAGATTATTGCTTACGAAGATTAGGTCAGCCTGTTGTTGAAATAAATATTGATGAAGATCAATTAGAAGAACGAGTTGATGATGCTCTTGAGTATTTTCAAGAATATCATTTTGACGGTGTAGAAAAAGTTTTTCTTAAGCATACTATTACTCAAACTGATATTGATAATGAGTATATTCCTATGGGCGACCCTGCTTCACCTGATGGTGGCCCTGTAATTAGTGTTGTTAGAGTATTACCTATACCTAGTTTTGATTCTTTTTCTGGTGGTTTCTTTAATGAAGAATACCAATTACGATTAAATGATTTAAATAATTTTTCTGGTTCAACATTAATTCATTGGGAGATGATGCAACAAAATTTTTCATTAATTGAACAATTATTTTCTATTGCACCAACAATGCTTTTTAATAGAAAACAAAATAGAGTTTATTTAGAAACTGATTGGACAACAAGATTTAATGTAAATGATATTTTAGTTGTAGAAGCATATCGTTCTTTAGATCCTTTACTTTTTCCCGAAGTTTGGAATGATATGTTTTTAAAGAAATATACTACTGCTTTGATTAAAAGACAATGGGGAGAGAATCTTAAAAAGTTTACAGGTGTTGTATTGCCGGGTGGTATTACACTTGATGGTAAAACTATTTATGATGAAGCAGTAGAAGAAATAAGACAAATAGAAGAAGAAATAAATCTTAAATATGAACTTCCAGCAGATGGATATGTAGGTTAATATGGCTACCAATCATTATTTTAAAAATTTTAATTCTTTTCCACAACAAGAATTATTAAATAGTTTATCAAAAGAAGTAATACAAATGGGTGGTATTGATGTTTTATATCTTCCTAGATTTAGTTCAAATATAAAAGATACAATACTTAATGAAGATGCTTTAGTATCATATAATGCTGCATATCAAATAGAAATGTATGTAAATACACCAGATGGTTTTGGTGGTTCTGGTGATACATTATCAAAATTTGGTCTAGATATGCAAGATGAACTAATTTTAATTGTTCATAAAGAACGATTTAAAGATGAAACAATGGTACTTGCACCAAGAGAAGGTGATTTAATTTATTTTCCTTTAGGGAAAACTATGTATTCAATTAAATTTGTTGAGCATGAACAACCATTTTATACTCTTGGAAAAAATACTGTTTTTGAAATAACAGCAGAAACATTTAGATATAGTAATGAAATGTTTAATATTCCAGATGAAGAAGCTGGTGATCTTTTTACTAAGATAGAAAGAGAAAATGCTACTACTACACAATTTACATTTCCATCAAATGCAACAACAGTATTTAGAATTGGGGAAACTATTTATCAAGGTAATGATATATCGTCTGCAACAGCTAAAGCAAAAGTTGCTAGTCAAGATACAAATAGAATACACGTTTATCGTATTGAAGGAGTATTTAATATAAATGAAAATATTACTGGACAAAAAAGTTTAATTACTACAAGTCTATCTTCTATTGATGATATGGTTATGCAAACTTCCGAATTTGATGATAATAAAGAATTTGAAATAGAGGGAGATGATATTTTAGATTTTAGTGAAATTGATCCGTGGAGTGAAGGAGATATTTAATGTTTGGAACATATTTTTATAATAAAAATATTAGAAATACTGTTATATTATTTGGAACATTATTCAATAATATAAACATACGTCGCGTTGATGAAAATGGAACTATAAAACAAGATTTAAAAGTTCCTATTGCTTATGGCCCGGCACAAAAATTTCTTTCAAGAATAGAACAAATTTCTCTTGATCCCGAACAAGAACATCTTGGTATGACACTTCCAAGAATGTCTTTTGAAATTGTAACAATGACTTATGATAGTACAAGAAAATTACAGACTACACAAAAAATTAAATCATTAAAATTTCTTGATACAGTATCTAAAATTAAAATAAAAAAAGGTGGTTCTGGATATACTTCACCAACTGTTACAATTTCTCATGCACCTTCAACTGGACAAACAGCAACTGCTACAGCAAATATTGTTGATGGTGTTATAACTGCAATAGATATAACAAATAATGGTTCTGGATATACTTCTACTCCTACTGCTATTATAACAGATGATAATGGTACTGGTGCTGAATTAGAAGTAGTTTTGGACGCAGAAGATGATAATTTAATAACTTCTTATACACCAGTTCCATATAATTTTGAAATTGACTTGTCGATTATGGTTTTAAATAGTGATGATGGGGCACAAATACTAGAACAAATATTACCATATTTTACACCAGAGTTTCAGGTAACAATGAATGAAATGAAAACAATGGGTCTTAAAAGAGATATTTCAGTTGTATTAAATAATTTAGCTACAGAAGATGATTATGAAGGAGACTTTCTTACAAGAAGATCATTAGTCCATACTTTATCTTTTACTGTTCAAGGTTATTTGTATGGGCCAACAAGTGATAGAAAAGTTATTAGAGAAATAGATGTAAATTTTGGAACTACATATAATGATATAGATAAATTATTTGACAATATTGATATTAAACCAAATCCACTTAATGCTGATCCAGATGGTACAGCAGATACGACAACAATAATTTCATAGTATGAAAAAAGAAACAGTAAAAAAATTAAATGATATATTAGATATTGCAGATGATATTATTGAAATTGAAGAACCAGAATTGAATCAACATATTGAAGTTGAAAAAAAAGATGATTTAGTTGATGATTATGATTTTTCAAGAGAACAATATCATAACCTAATTGCAAAGGGGAATATAGCATTAGAAGAATTATTATCTATTGCTAAAGAGGGTGAGCAACCAAGAGCCTTTGAGGTTGCTACTCAGTTGATTAATTCTTTATCGGCAACGACTAAAGAACTTTTGATATTACAAAAAACCAAGAAAGAAGTTGAAGGAACAAATAAACCCACGAAGAATGAAAATAATCTTTTCATTGGTAGCACTTCCGAACTTCAAAAACTTCTTGAGTTAAAAAAGAAACAATGATATGGCAGACGATACCTATTTAGGGAATAACCTCTTAAAAGGTTTAGGTGTAAGACATAAATTTACTAAAGAAGAAATATCAGAATACATCAAGTGCCATGATGATCCAATATACTTCTTAGAAAATTATGTTAAAATCGTACACGTTGACGAAGGCCTTGTGCCTTTTAAGATGTATGATTTTCAGAAAAAATTAGTTGATGCTATAACTGAAAATAGAAATGTTATCGTAAAAACTGGTAGGCAGGTTGGTAAAACAACTAC